TGATTACCTATATCCCAACCAGTAGTTCCGTTCTCAAACTCCCCATTCTGCACCAGGTCCACCCCCGCCGCAGAATCGGGCATATTCACCGTGGCACAGTTATTCCCTGCGTCCGAACCATTAATGTCTTCATCGTCTTGGAAGCGCCCCTGAGCCCTCCCGAGACTCACCGTCCCTGCCGCGTCACCTCCGCCCCAAGTGCCGGAGGCCACAGTATACTGAATGACCACAGCCGTTGCGCTCGAAGTCGCTCCGGTGAACACCTCGCCCACGCTGAATTCGGTGGAACCGGAATCAAAAGTCATCATCCCTTCGCCTGCGTCATCGTCCATGTTGCTCATGACGTAGAAGGGATTTTTAATGAGGTTCGGGACGGACCAGCTCGCCCGGTCCAAGCTCACGGCCCCGGACGAAACGCTGAAATCATCCGAATCAAAGGATGCGATCCCCTTATTACTCGTGCTCGCGTCCTCCCCCGCGATGGTCACGGTCGCAGAAGAGCCGCTCGTATCAATCCCCTCTCCACCGGAGAAGGTGATCCCGTGGATCGAGCCCGTGGCGGTTCCGGAGTCGGTCGCAGCCGTCCGGACGGTCGAATCCTCGACCGACACCGCGCCGGAGGACACATCAAAATCCGCAGCGGTGAAAGAGGCGATGCCTTTATTTGTGGTGGAGGCGTTCTCGCCGCTTACTGTAATACTCCCCGCTCCGTTCGTAACGTCGATCCCTTCCCCCGCCGAGATCGTTCCTAATTGCGGGTCGGTAGTCCCGTCCCCGATGGGAATCTGCCCGTTGCTCGCCACCCCCAAAGCCGTGATCCCGCCTGTTCCGGATCCCAATAGTATCCCGCCGTCCGTCAAGGATGCGGCGCCCGTGCCCCCTTTGGACACGATCAAGGGATCGGGGATCCCGATGGTTATAGACCCCGGGGCGTTGGATATCGCGATTTCGTTCGCGGTCCCCGTAAGGGTTGATAAGACGGGATCGGCCCCGGTGCTCCCGATGGGAACCTGCCCGTCGGTCGCGGCGCTGCTTGCCGTAATCGCCCCCGTCCCGCTGCCCAACAAAAAAGCGTGATCCGTCAACGACGACGCCCCGGTCCCTCCTTCGCTCACGTCCACGGTATCGCCGGACAAAACCAGGCCGCCCGTCACGGTTAAATTGGTCGCCGTGCTGTTTGCGGTGGTTTCCGTCGTAACGTTCGCCGTGGTCGCCGTCAATTCGTCGAATGTGGCATCCGCCGCACTCACGGCCCCGATCACGTCGCCCTCATGCAACGGATCGCCGACGTATGATGGATCGGCATACCCCAATGAAGCAGCCAGGCAAACCAAACCGGTTAAACATGCGATGAATTTATTCATTGTTCGACCTCGATCTTTCTACCCAAACATCCGTTTCTCCATCCTTTTCAAACACAATGCGGCGGTAGCCCGTCAGGGTAAACGTCGCCGTCGCCATCTTCAGATATGTGCCCCGGGCCACGGTAATGACATGCCCGCCGCTTTTTGCCTTCAGGATCGCGGGCAGTCCTTCGGTCGTCACCCCGGTGATCCGGTCCAACTGGTCTTCCGTGCCGGTCTCGCTCTCCAGCTCCACGAGCCCGTGGTAGGCAACCGTTGCGGTGCCGGAAGCGATCTGCACCTCCTGTTTCGGCATCGTCGTCAAAAACACGGCCAGGTTGCCGGCTGCGTCCTTGCGGTATGTCTCTCGGTCCCCGGAAACCCCGTACACGCGCTGCCCGGAAGCCGGTGTATCGGCATGGCTGCTTCTATCTCCCAGTCTAATCATGGTCCGTCCTTTCTCACAACGTCACCAGCTCCCCGTCGTCTTCGATAAACACTTCGCCGGAGACAATGAACTCTTCCGGCACAACCAAATAAAAACCGGCGGGGACGGTCAACGTCACGGCGGCGGGGACTTCTTTTCGCACCATCGGGTAATCAAACTGCAACACCTGCGTTGCAACGGCGTTTAACATCAGGACGCCTCCCTTCGGGCCTCACGAACGATCTGCCGTCTGATCCGGCCCCGGGCCCGCTTGCGGGCGTTTCGGAGCGTTCCTTCGACGATCCGCCGTTTTTTAGCATCATCCCATTGTTCCCACCTACGGCTTGTCACCAGCGGAGCCAGTTTCCGGCGGGCCGCAGCCGACGACCGGGACAGATACTCCTCGTATTGCTCCCGGCTCATCTTATAACTCACCCCGGCCATTTGCGTATACCGCGAGGGCGGCCCCATCGCCAGCACGCCGGCCTTCATCATCGCCTCAATTTCTTCATAGACCGGGTCCGGGCCGGATTTCCGTTTCACGATGGGCGTCGTAATCCTCGGGGGCCATGCCGTATGAGTCGCGGCCCCGGCGCTGTGCATAAGCGCCGTAAGCGCATCCTCTTCTCCCTGCAACAGCTTAATAAAATGCCCCACCTGAATGGGCTGCATATTCACGACCTGGTTCACCACCACGCTCGGCAGTCGGTTGTAGAACTGTTCTTTCGGCATATACGGGCTTTTTTTCACGGTCTTCCCGGTCTCGGCCAACTCCCTGACCCCGGTAAATGGCCGGTCGGCCCAGTCCGTGCCGCCCAGGGCCCCCAGGGCCCGGGTCAGCGGGCTCCCTTTGCCCTTGACCAACCGCCAAGGATCGAGCAGCTTGAGCGGGTCGAAAAAATGCCCGCCCAGGGAGAAGGTTTTCTTTGTTCCTTCCGTGTCGATCCCCAGCATGTGATAGAGCTTTGTCACCTCGATCTCGGTCCACCGGAACTTGTTCCATCGGTTGGAGCGCATCTGCTCCTCATAAAACTCCTCCCGCTCGTCCTTATTGCTCATAAGCAGTTGGGCGATGATCGTACCGACGGCGATCCGGAGCATGACCCGGGTCCAGAACTTGCGGTAGATTTCCTCCATGCCTTTAGGCGGGGGCACATCCCCGATCAGGTTCCCGATCTTCTTGTTGAGCCCGGGGATCATCCCGGTCACGGTGCGGAAGTTACTCTCCGTCCAGTCCGGGGCCAGGAGAAGCAGCCGGGCCGTTTTTTGAAGGGTGGGGTTCCGTCCCATGCGCTTTGTGTGCAAGCCGCCGAAGTCCGCGTTGATGAGCCGGGCCGTCTGCTCGGCGATCAAGCCTTCGTTGGGGGCCGGGCCCCGGCCTGCATTGAATTTTTCCCGGGCTTTTTGCAGCTCATGGGCGTACTCAACGCAAAACGCCTCCGCCTTGAGCCCCGCAAAAAACTTTTTAAAGAGACTGTCCGCGAACCCCTCACGCTTGAACTTGCCCTTCTCGATCAAGGCCGCGGCCCTTTCCATCCCCAGTTTCTTGACCAGGCTTTCGGTCAACCCTTTCTCCTCCCGGAGCTGCCACTCGCTCCAGTCCTGCACGTCCCCCAGGGTGAGACCGTTTTTCACCCCCAGGTCGATCAGCGGGTGCAGGTCGTGGATTTTCCGCAGCCCGTCCTTATAGGCCTTGATCGGGCTCACCCCCTTCCACCCGTGGTGCACCCCGAATATCCACGACCGGCTTCCGGCCAGGTGGTGAAAGAAGCTGCTCATCAGGATATAGCTTTTAAGCCCCGCGTTCAGGCGCAGGAGCGCCCGGGCCCCCGGGGTCTGCCAAAACCAGCGGTCCGTAGCCGTCACTTTGTTGATCTGTTCGGCCAGGTCCGCGGGCGCATAGAGTCGCTGCTTTTCAAAGAGCGTGCTCACATCCACGGGCGGCTCTTCCTTGATGTCCGTCCAGCCTTGCTCTTCGGCGAACGCCTCCGCCTCTTCCCGGGTGAAAAACCCCCGGGGGACCCGGCCCTTCTTCCCTTCGGGCGGAGACACGATGAATCTAGCCGGCACCCGCTCGGGCGGCGTGGCGAAAAACTTTCTCCCGTAGGTATCGATCACGAGCGCTTCTTTTTCCTCCAGGTGCACCTCGGCCGACGCCTCTCCGGCCCAACGCCACACCTCGAACCCCTTGGCCTTGAGCGGAGCGTAGCCGGAGAGTTTTTTCGTGCTGAAAAGGGCGTTGCCGTTGATGTCCTTGGTCTTGACCCCGCGGCTGATAAAGGCCTTGTTGGAGAGGATCGTGGCGATCTCGGAAGCATACTCCTTCCACGAGTTGGTAAGCCCCGAGACCCGCAGGCGATACCCGGCCATAAAACCGTCCAGGATGGTGTCGAATTTGCGCTCCAGTTTGGCCGTGGTGAAAGTCTTAAACCCGTGCCCCGTGCCCGAGCTGAAAAAATCCCCCTCCTTGCCTTCCGGCAGGCGCCAAAGCCTCCGCACATAAAAATCCCGGTGGGACTTGACCAGGCCGGCCCGGGATGCAACATCATACATGCCCTCGAAAGCGTCCCCCATGCGGTCCATGGCAAAGGCTTTCTGCTCGTCCGTGAGGGTTTCGACACGGTCCAGGATTTTCAACATGCCCTTGATTTCGAGCTTGGTCTCGGCCTTGGTTTTTTCGTCCGCGAGCGCCCCATTGGCCCAAGCCCGGAACTCGTCGATCTTCTCCGGGGCCGCCTGCACATCCCGGTAGATCATCATAGCCTGGTCCAACTCGTCGGAGGCCCGGCTCCGCTTAAGCTCTTTATTGTAGGCGAACCCCAGGGTGAACTTCCGCCGGCTCGCTTTGCCCGCCAGGCGCTGCACCTCTTCCTGCAACTTGGCCGCGGCCGTGCTGATCCGGTGCCTGCCCAGGTCCCCGGTCTCGAAGAGCTTGTTCACAAATGTGCGGTTTTCCTCCAGGTCCCGGGCCGTCTCCGGCCCGCTTTCGGGTTCGGCCAGCTTGAAATAGGTCTGCCCCTCGAAGAGCACGCTCTCCCGCATGGCCTCGGTGACGGGAACGGCGTGGACGGGCTCGGTGAGCTGGGGATAGATCATTTTTCCCCCGAGCGCCTCTGCAAGCCAGGTGGTTCCCATCGCCGCTATTGCATCCTTGAATGTAGCATAGTGAGCGCTCATGTATATCTCGACCCCGTCGGCTACCCAGCCCAGCGAGTCCTTAAACCGTTTCTCGGCGATCATTCGCCGGAACGCTTCGAGGCTGAACGTGGGCCCTTCATAGACCGGCCGTTGCGCGTATCCGGTCTCCACCTCGATCCGCTCCACCTTGGCCCCCCACTTCTTCACATACTTGCGGGCGAACCCGGGGAGTTTTTCGTCGTAGAACACCTCCATACCCTTGCCGCCGATCTGAAGGTCAAGCCCGCTGAGGGTCCCGGAATCCTTGTTCCGCGAGGCCGCCACGATTTTTTTAGCCATCCCTTCGCCCACCGCGCCGGCCAGGTCCTCGGGCTTCAAATCGGCCCGGGATAACACCGATCCGCCGTCCTTCTTGGCGTGGATCGTGTAATAGTCCCGGCCTTTTTTCGGCAGGTCGTGGAATTTGGGCCTGTCCTGTTTCACCCACTCGATCTCATCGATGTGCTTGCGCAAGTTATAGCGCTCGATCTGCTGCCGGCCCGTGGTCCAGGCCAGCATGTCGAACCCCTCTTCCGCGGCCCACCGGATCAACCGCTTTAAGGCGAACTCGTGCCAGGTGTCCTTAAACGGCGCATCGGGTACGGCCTTCCCCTTGGCCGCGTCCTGGAGCCAATCGCTCTGTATTTCCTGAATAAACCCGATTTTCCGCCCGCTGCTGTCCCGGCGCTCGTCCACCCGGGCGTGGAGCAGTACGTTTTTCTCCTCCCAATGTGTCGATTGGTAGGAGGCCTTCCGCCGGGCCATCATCCGGGCGTCTTCATTGCGGGCTTCCATGAAGCGCCGGACGATCTCCTCGTCCGTGGCTCTGGTGCCGGTCCGCTCCGTAACAAACCGGCCGTCCGCGTCCAGAATCACCACATCCCGCTGTCCCGTCCATTCATTCTCCTGCACCGTTTCCATGGTGTGGTTCGGGGGCAGCCGATCCGTGGGTTCCGGGACAAACCCGGGCATGGGCGGATCCCACCGAAACAAAATCTCCCGGTATTCCTCCCCGCCCGGCACATTCACATCGTAGCCGGTCGAAGGGCCGTAGAGGGCTAACCCGCCGCCTTCTTCCGAGCCTTCGACCCCGAAAACGGCATTAATCAACCGGTCGTAGGCTTCCAGGGCGACACCGTCCAATTCCTCGGGGGGGATGTGTTTGGAGGACTTCCGGTCGTACAAGCTGACGACATACCCGTCTTCACTTTCATAGACCTCGGCGGCGATCCCCATTACACTCAACGCGGCTTTCTGAGACTCCACCTCTTCCCAGTCCGGAAATTCCCGCGCGTCGACGTCCTTCACCACCTCTTCGACCCGGATCTCATGGGCCCGCACATACTCAAGCAGGGCCTTACGGTCGATCTTTCCCTCCTTGTCTTGGTTCGTCTCGATCCACCCGTCGATGTCCATCCACTTGAGTTCATCGGGCTTTACCTGCCGGCGCTCCAGCCACTTCTTAAGGCTCTGCGCCTTTCGGGGCATATCGGGCGGAGCCTGTTCGAGGGTGCGGACAAGGTGGGAATAAAACGGCTTGGGCCGGCCGGGCTCCCCCCGGAACTTCATTTGCGGAAAGGTTTGCTGAGCCGTCGTCCCGCTTGCGAAATGCGGCCGGTAGGCTCCCACGCTCAACGGCCCGAAAAAATCCTGGGGCCGCGCAAACCCTTTGCCGTCCAGCCAGTTGCGGAGGCGGGTTAAAAACCTTTTGATTCTCAACCACTGCCGCCGCACCCACGATGTCGTGCCCGGGATAAACGTTCGTTTCCGGCCCTTAATAAAATCGGCGAACGCATCGGCGGTCCGTTCTTCCGTGCCGTAATGGCGGATGAGTTTTTGATAGGCTTCCCCGGGCAGGACCCACCGGGCCGCCACGTGGAAATATTCGTGCAGCACGGTTTTCTCCAAATCCCGGAGCGACGGCACATGCAGGGCCAGCTCCATCACGGCCTCCAACTCCCGGACCGTGGTCGCCCCCAGGATCGTTTCCACGCTTCGGCCGTCTTTCCGCCACTCTTCCACGGTCCGGTCGATATTCTTGCCCGTCAAATCGATGAAGGGCTTAAACTCCACCCGGATCCGCTCGATCACCGAGGGATGGGCCCCGGCCTCCTCCAGCCACTTTGGGACGAGCTTTGCCAGGTCCCGGGCGTTTTTAAGCTGGGCCTTGTTCGGCCGGTATGTTTCCCGGGCTTCCGGAGCCGGGCGCAAGCTGGTCTTTTCATAGAGGTTCTCCGGCAACTCCCCGGTGATATACGGGCTCTCCTCGTTATCGGCCAGGTGTGTTTTTATGGTCTCTTCGAGGACTTCGGGCCCGCCGGCCCGGCCGACGCCTTCCATAAACGCCCGGATCGCATCCTTCCGGGTGTCTTGTCCCCCGCCCACGGCCAACCCGGTCCGGGCCTCCACCACGGACCACTTCCCGGTAATTTCGTCTTTGTAGGCAAAGGTTTCGACCCCGGGGATCGTCTCCACCCGGGCCGCGTCCGGGATCGGCTTCCACCCATCCCTCAAACTGGTCCAGTAAACGCTCGACGGGTCCCGGCGCCAGGGCTCTTCTTCCGCAGCCGGGGCCGCGGCCCATGCCCGGCCGGGCACATAATTTTTCATGCACCGTCTTATCGCGGCGTCGCTCAACCCTTGGTCTTTCAAGCTACGGCGGTACGCGGCCCGGTCCATGATCCGCCCGAGGGGACTGTCCGGGGCCGGCCCTGCCGGCGCGGCCTGGTCCCCGCGCTCTTCTTCCCGGGCTTGGGCGCTCGTCTCCTCCAGCTCCCGGTCGATCTCGTCCTTCCGCTGCCGCTTCTCCCTAAGCTCGTCCGCGGCGGCAAAGGGTTGATTGATGTTCTGCTCGTGCTCGGCCAGGTCCTTTTTCTTTACCGCCAGGGTCTTCTCGATGTCCCCGGGCAAAGCCTGCACGTTTTTAAGCTGGGCCTGAAAGCTCGTGGTAAACCCGTCCGGCGTCCCGATCTCCCGGCCCCACACGAACTTTCCGCCGTCGTGCACGCTGTAACTAAGCGTGGTCTCCAGCTCCTCCAGCTTGAGCTTGTGTTTGGCTGTTTTCTTGTTATCGTAATATCGCAAGTTCCAGTCCGAGATGTGCACCTCGATATCGAACTTGACCGTCAGCCCGCCGATCTCCGCCTCGGCGAACATCTCCCGGTTGCGGCCCATTGCATCCTCGTGATGGAAGTCTACAACGGTCATGCCCTTAAACTTCTTCGCCAGGGCCTTGCCCATTGCAACCCGGGCCTCGGTCAACGCCTCGATAAAGTCCTTCCGGTCGAGCACCTTCCCTTCATAGGTCGCCTCTGCGTATTTCGATTCGGGAAACAACTTCGCAAACCGTTTCGCCCGGGACCGGGCTTTGACCAGGTCCTTCTCATATCCGGGGATCACCTTCTCCTTGAGCCACCTGGCTTCCTGGCGGGCCTTGCTCACCCGGACCTGGTGCTGCTGCTCCATAATCCGGAGCTCGCGCACCCGGGCGTCGATCTCGTTTTTCTCATACAAAAGCGGGTTGCCCGCAAAAGCCGCCTGCATCTCCGCAAAAGACATAAGGCTTTCGCTCGACGGCTCCTCGAACGTGCGGCCCTCGATGTCCCCGGATAAAATCTGATCGATAAAAAACTGCTTCTTCAACAGCCGGTCGTAGAGCACGCTGTCGAGCGTGTCCTTGACCCCGTAGGCGTAGACCCGGACCACCGGGTTTTCGTTTTTCTCCCGCACGATCCGGCCGTTGCGCTGTTCGATGTCCTTGGGGAGCTGAGGCGGGTCCACGTGATGGGCCGCAATGAGCTTATCCTGAATGTTGACCCCCACCCCGAGCTTGGTGCTCGACCCGATCACCACCCGCGCATCCCCCAGGCGCAGAAGGTCCTTCACCGCGTCCCGCTTTGCGTCCGAATCGGCGTCCCGGTAGATGATGATCTCCTCTTCCGGGATCCCCATCTTGACGAGCTTCTCCTTCATGTCCTTGTAAAGATCGAAGGTCTTGGACGGATCGTGGTGGAGGTCGCAGAATATCGCCTGGGTGCTCCGGTCCTTGGCCGTCTCCTTCCAAATCTCGTGAACCTTCCGGAGCATGACATTCACCTTGCTCCCCGGGTCGTCCCCGTAGCGTTCCGGGTCCACGAGCCGCAGGTCCACGGCCCCCTGCCGCGCCAGGGTGTAAACCGAGACGGGGATGTAGCCGTAATCCAGCTTACCCGGCCCCGCCAGCGACTCGTACCACTCCATGGCGCTCTTGAGCTCCTCGATGAACCCGGCCATAGCCTCGCTCCGCTCCACCACGACCGACTGAACCTGCCCGCCTTCCATCTCCGGCAGGTTCAGGTCGGCCCACTGGGTGAGGGCCACGTCCGTGGCCTCGAAAAACATGGTGAGCAGGTCCGTCCCGTTCTTATACTTATTGAACCGCTCCACCTGCTTGAACGTGCCGTCCGCGGTCTGCTCGGTCTGGACCTGGCTCTCCCCGAACATGGCCGCAAAATCGTCGAACAGCTCGCAATGAAACTCTTTGAGAAGCTGGGGCCGGATGTAGCGGAGCAGGGTCCAGAGTTCCGCCGTGGTGTTCGAGATGGGCGTTCCCGTGGCGAGGACCACGTTCTTCCCCCCCGTCTTTTCCTGCACATACCGGGCCTTCATGAGGAGCCCGGCGCTCCGCTGGCTCGCTCCGTGGTCGATCCCCTTGATGTTCCCCATCTGCGTGTAGAACTCCCCCCGCTTGTAGCGGTGGGCCTCGTCCACCAGGAGCGCATCCACCCCCATCTTCTCGAAAGGCATGGCCGGGTCCGTCTCCCTGTCCAGGAGCTTTTCGAGCTTGGCCTCCTTGTTTTCCAACTGCCGGCGGAGCTGCTTCACCGTGGGGTCCCGCTCTATCTCCCGCTCCGAATTGCCGGGGGCGTTGGATCGGGCCTTGGAAAGTGCGGCCCGGAGCCCTGCCAGGCTCTCCTCGATGAAAGCCTGCGCCCGGGCCGGGTCGTTGGGGATCCGGTCGAAAAAACTGTCCGGGATCACCACCGCGTCCCAGTCCCCCATAGCGATCTGCGCCAGGAGCCGGGTGCGGTTCTTGCCCGTGCGCATCTTGTCCCCGGGCACGAGCACCTTGGCCTGGGGATAGAGGGCCTTGAAATCCCGGGCATACTGGTCCACCGTGGCCCCGTCCACCACAATCATGGGCTTTCGGGCCGTGCCGATCCGGCGCATCTCCATGGCGAGCGAAATAAAGGTGAAGGTCTTGCCCGTGCCCACCCCGTAGGCCAAAAGGGTGCTGTCCTGGAGCGCGCGGGCGACCCCGCGCTTCTGAAGGTCCCGGAGCTTGACCGCCCGGCTGGCCCCGGGAAACCGCTCGATATCCGGCGTGGGCGTCTCCCGCCGGCGCCACCCCCGGGCGATGTCGTTATAGATATCCGCGCACTTTTGCCCCCAGGTATCGTGTTTCCGGATGTACTGCAAAAACTCGAACTGAAGCTCGTCCGTCTTGTTCCGGGCCTGTAGGGTGGCTTTGGCGTTGAGCACGCTCCCCGAAGGGTCGCCTTTGTCGTTGTACCGGGGGTCGCGGATCTCCGGCCGGCGCAGGTTGAGGGCCCTCTCCACCAGATCGGTTCCGGTGCGGACGCCCGTGCCCCCGTTTATGCGCTCCCAGGAGACCCCCCAGGTCTCCACGTTCCGGGCCGACCGCTCGCCGTCGCTTACGCGAACGGCCCAGTGGGTCTCCTCCTGGGTCCGCACATTGACGACCTCCGCCTCGACCCCGATCACATCCCGTAGGAAGTCCTGCACCGCCTCCGGGGGCATCCAGGCGGTGCCGAGGCGGAACTCGATAAACGCGATATCCAGGGGCTCGGGCTGGACTTTTTCCAGGGCCTTCACATTGGCCTCGAAGGTTTTGTCCTCCTTGGCCCGGTCCCGGGCGATGTCCAGCTTCTTCCGCACATGACCGGATAGGTAACGGTCCGGGGCCTCCAGCACACCCGTTTCAGGGTCCAGGTACACGAGTTCCCGCTCCAGGATCTCCTGTCGCACCTCCTCCGGATCCCGCCCCAGGAGTTTCCCCAGGTATCGGGTCGATACCCCGCCCCGGTAGACCCGGGAAAGAGCGATGGCGTCCTCGACGGTCTCGGCCCGCTCCGGTTCCCGGAAGGGATAAAGGGCCCGCTTTTGGAGGATCGGCCCCTTCGTGTAGGTGTACTTGAATTTAAACCGTTGCTCGCCGGCGTTTTTCTGCCCCTTGGGCACCTTGAAGCTGATGTTCTCCCGGGCCTCGGTCTCCAGGGCGTCCATAATGGGAAACTCGATATCGATCTTCCGCAAAAATCCGTTGGCGACACTGTTTAAGGCTTTGTTGTTCTTGTAGAACCGATCATAGCGGCGGTTGAGTTCGGCCCGGAGCGTTTCAATCTCCTCGTCCGTGGCATCCTCGGAAAGCTCCCGGTCGATCTGCTTTTTCGCCGCGGCCTTGAGGGCCAGGTAATCCCGGACCCGGCGCTCCCGGGCCTTGGTGTTGATGGCCTTGACATAATTGCCCTTGCTGTCGAACATCATGGGCTCTTTCAAAAGCCCCTCTTCCACCATGTAAATCTTGCCGTCGTCGGACTCGACCAGGCTCCCGTCGGTCTGTCCCTCTTCGGCCCGGACCCGCTCGGCCGCATCCTTTCCTTGTCCTTCCCCGTAGATGTTCGAGGGAAGCGCCGTGAACGCCTTGGCCAGGTTTTCCTGAAGCGCGTCCCGGCCGAAAACGGGCTCGACGGTGTACTCCTCCTCCGCGGCCTGCCGGCCGTGCATCTTCCCCTTGAGGCTGTGCCGGCCCAGGACCATCTCCGGATGGTCCGCAAAATACTCGTTCACCTCCGCGGTTTTGTCCCCGGCCGCCACCTCCCGCACCACCCGGAAGTTCCGGCCCAGGCCGTGACCGGTCCCGTCCTTCTTGCGGAAAACCAGGATGTCGGTGGTCACCTCCGTGCCCGCATCCTTGCTGAAAGCGTTATTGGGCAGGCGCACCGCGCCCACCAGGTCCGCTTTCCGGGCCCAATATTCCCGCATGGGCCCGCCCGTCTTACTGTCCAGGGTCCAGTGCGAGGTGATCCCCATGACGAGCCCCCCCGGGCGCACCGCGTCGATGGCCCGGGCGAAAAAATAATTGTGAATGGACCAGCCCGTATAATCTTTATGCTTTTTGTCGTAAACCGAGTAGTTTCCAAAAGGGAAATTGCTGATCACCAGGTCGACCGAGTTGTCCGGCACCCCCAGGGCCTTCTCGAACCCGGTGACTTGAATATCCGCCTGGGGATAGAGCTTTTGAAGAATCCCGCCTGTAATTTCGTCCAGTTCGATCCCCATCAAAACGCTTTTCTTGTGAATCTTCTCCGGCATGAGCCCGAAGAAATGCCCCACCCCGGCCGACGGCTCCACAATCACCCCCTGCTCGAACCCGAGATGCTCCACGGCCTGCCACATGGCCGTGATCGCATCCTTTGAGGTGTAATGGGCGTTCAGCGTGCTCCGCTCGGCCGAGTCCCACTCCTCCGGGGTCAAGACCCCGCCCAGGTCCGGGTGGAGGTGCCGGCCGTATCGTTTCTCCCAGTCCAGGTATTTCGTCAGGTCCGTGCCGTAAAGGAAATCCTCGGGTTTCCGCTTGACTTCCGGGTCCCGGGCCACGGCGTCCAGGTAGGCTTTATAGGGTTTGAGATTGAAGACTTTTTGCGCAAACTGGCCCCATCCCACATACTGGGCCAGTTTCTTTTTTTCTTCGGGGGTGGGATTTCGGTCTTCGGCTACGAGCTTTTTGTAAAGTCGGACGGCTTTGATATTGGTTTGGATTTTGGTTTCAGGCCCGGCAGGGAAGAGAACGTCGCTTGCTTCGATTCTGTGGTCCCGGTCTTCTTCTGCGAGGGTATCGGCGGGGGGCCGTCCGGGTTGTCCGCCCACGCCAGAATCCTCAGTTCGTCCTCCTCCGGAAGCGGTTCCGGTTCCTCCCCCAGGTCCACCGGGCTGTCGTGCGGTGCCACGATCTCCCGCACGGCCTCCTCGATCTGATCCGGGGCGAGTCGTCCCTCCTTTTTCAGAATGATCCTTTGTAAGATCGCCCGCTTGGTCACCCGTTCCAGCCTCGCCTTCAGTTCCTTGGGCCGGTTCCACGCCAGGTCCCCGGTCACCTGCGGATAATTCTGTAACAGGTGGCGCAGGTGGTTCTTGAAATCCGGCTCCCTCTCCGGGTGATCCAGGTCGATCTGCTCCGGCTTGATCCGTTTTAGTTGTTTCAGGCTTACGCTCGTCATCTTTTGTTTCCTCCTCGCTTATTTTCGGCTTTTTTTCTTCTTTTGTCAAGGTTTCCGGAACTTTAACCATCTTATTGGCGGGAACCAGCCAACTGCCGTTTCCGCCTTTCTTTTCGGATATGGTCAGATTGCCGGTTCGGCGGTTCTCGTCCTTGATCTCCGCGACATACCCGAACATCCGTTCGCCTTCCTCTTTTCCGTTCCCGCCTTCCCATGCCACCGGGTCGCCCGGTTTAAAATTGCGGACGGCGATCCCGGGGCTCTCGATAACATCGACAACGGTTAAGCCCTGTTTTTTGTTGTATGCCCCTTGCACCTCTCTTAAAAGATCGAACCAGCCTAATTGATTCGCTCGTTTGATTTTTAAATCGTTGTCCCGTGCGAATTGCTTCAGTTCATCCCGTTCCATGTGGGACAGGTTCCGAAACGTCTTTTTCTCTTGCTCCGGCCCTTGTGTCTCGGGGGGCTTTTCCCCCTTCTTCTCGACCGCCGGCCGCGCCCACCCTTTCTCCTCCGCTTGGGTGTAAATCCGCTCTTTTTCCTCGGCCAGCTCGTTGATATAGGCGAGCACGGCTTCCTTGTCGCTCCCGTACTTTTTCGCAAGGCGCATGAGTCGTTTCTTCTCCGCGTCGGAAAACGCATCCCGGTGTGCCTTTAAATCCAGACAATACGCCAAACTCGCCATAACTTTCTTTTCACCCCGCCTTCATCTCTTTATCGATTTTCTACAACACATCCGCACCGGCCAGGATCACGATCAGCTCGACCAGCTCGTCCCGGTCCCGCTTCGCGCTCGGCCCCGACGGCACGCTGCCGCCGTAAGCACCGATCACGGGTTCCTCGGTCGACACGACCACGACCACGGCCCGGATCGGGTACTTTCCGGCCGTTGCCACGCCCTGGCTCCCGCCGCCGCATTTCCCCCGTGTTGCCAAGCACTGGCTCAACATGGTTTGTCTTTTTCCGCCCTCCGTGCCGCCGCACCCGGCCTAATCCTTCACCATCCGCCACGAATCGAACTTCCCGGGTCCGGCGCCGACCGCCGTAATCGTGTATGTCGCAACCACATCGGACCCCGTCCCGACGCTGGCCGCGGCGGAATAAATCCGCAGCCGGCCGCTTGTCAAATTGTCGTCCGCATCGAACACGCATTGATCGATCATCATGTTCTCATGCACCAGCCCGAGAATCCGATCTGTTTTGGTCTCCACGGCCGCCAGATCGGCCGACAGCCCCGTCAAGTCGGCCTTATAGTCCCCGAAGGCAAAGGCGCCGGCGTATGCCTTACGGCTCGCCCCGATTAAATCCTGCCCCGCATCGCAGACCCAACCGTACTCCCGGTCCTCGCTGATCGCGTATTCGTATTTGTAGAACCCGCCGCCCACCTCGGTCATGGCTTGCGCATCCACGACTTTGGCCGCCGCATTCACGTCGTAAATATCAATCGTCGGAGAAAGCCCGGTCTTCGGGGTCATTTCATTCCCGACCATCTCGTGAAAAAAAGCCTGGAAATTCACGACGCCACCTTTCTAATTCGCCATTTTCTCACCCGGCCGTCTTCCGTTCTCTCCACGGCCTCCACCTCCAGCTCCTTCCAGTTCTTGATCCGGCCGTCCGCCTCGATCACCTTCGAGAGCCGCTCCAGGATCGCGGCCTGAAAGGCCCGGCTGTCCCCGATCTCCCGGGCCGCAAGCTCCAGCATGGCCCGAGCCTTGTCCCCGGCGGCGGCTTTTTCAACGACCGTTTTTTGTTGGGACCGGACCCGCCGGACCACGCCCAACTCTTCCGCCCGCTTTCGGCTGATGCTCTTCATCTACACCTCGATACACTCGATCAGCTCATAGAGCCGCTCGGTCTTCTCGTCGATCTCGGAAACCGCCTCCGCCGCGTTCTCCTCGTTCACCGCTTCCTTGGTCAGCTCCCCGGTCTCCTCCACAATGGCCCGGGTCTTGATCGTCAGGTCCTCCAGCGCAGGCGGCTTGACCGTCAGGTCCGCCGGCGCCGTCGGCCCGGCAGGCTTTTTCCAATAATTCGCGTCGCTCCCGGGTTCCAGGCCGGCCTTTCTCAAATAAAATTCCGATCCGACCAGTTTTTCTTTTCCGCCCACCTCCACGCTGAATTGCGGGCCGACATAGGCTTCCTTACCCGGTTCCAGTGCTCCGGCGATTTCTTTTGCCTTTTGAATTGCGGCTTTTTCAAACTTGTTGCCCTTCCCGCTCAAGGCATCCTTGATCTTCCCGGGGGCCTTCTCCTGCTTCTCCTTCAACCCCGCCATGGACGAAACGGGCGTATACTGCTCTGGCCTGCGATCCCGGGGCGTCCCCTGGGGCCACTGAATCGGCTCAAAAGTTTTAAACTCGCTGCCCCCCACCTTTTCGATCACATAGCGATGGCCCTTTTCGTTCTCATAAATCTTTTGGCCCTCGCTGTTCACCCCGATCATCTTGTCCGCAGGCTGCGCCGTCTTCTCCGCGCCCTCTGCGGGCTCTGCGGTGACGCCCTTCTCCTTTTCCGGCATGGCGAGATAGGCCTTGTCGGCCGGCAGGACCCGGCGGCTCCCTTCCCGGTCGATCACCGGAAGGGTGCCCGCCTTTCGGTGCTCTTCCGGTATCTCGGCGACGGTGGCCTCGGCCCGACCGCCCTCGTTTTCGCCCTCAAATTCCTCGAAGACCACCCGGTCCCCGGGTTTGAACCTCTTAATCTCCTCCGTGGCCGGCCCCCGTTTACGGGGCTCCTTCCCCTGCTTGCGGAGCAGGGCATCGCGCACCCGGGTGAAGAGCGCATCCCAACTCGCCGTTTGCGTGGAAACCTTCAGCCCCTCTTCTTCCGCGAACGCCCGGAGCGCATCGCGGCCCATCTCCACCGGCGCCCGCGGGCTCGGTTCCGGCGCTTTTTTCTCCGCCTTTTTCTGCGGCTTCGGGCTCTCCGGGGCGGGCACATCCTTACTGCCCGGTTCCGTCTCCCGGATCAGGTCTTCAACGCCTTTCACCACGAAAAAAGACCCCTCGCGGTTTTTAAAAAACTCCCGGGTGCCTTTCACGGTCCGGGGGAGCTTCTCTCCGGTCATTTCCTCGAACACGCGCCGCATGACCTTGACCGTGTTTCCGCCGGCCTTGGTGGGGTAAAACCCCTTTGCGCGGAATTGGTCGCCGGTCCGGATGGTATGGAGCACCCGGGATGCAGCCCCGAGCGCTTCCTTCGGGTCCGCAATCCCCCGGGCCTGCATGACCCCGGAGAGCCGGTCGATCTGTTCCCCGAACGGCGTGGTGAATTTGCCCGTTTTCAGGTACTCGCGCACCGCACGGAAATCCGTCCGCACGGGTTGCCGGTCTGCCTTCCACGACGGTTGATACCCGGGCTCTCCCTTTTTCACCATCACGTGAAACCGGGGGTCGACCTCGTATTCCCCCAGCTCCTTGTTGCGGAGCCTCATGCTGTTCCCATCGGGCTCCAGAATCCGGTCCATTTCCTCGTCGGTCAGCTCAGCCGCAGGCTTGTCCACGGGAATTCCCTTAAACACCTTCCCGTAGACGGTCTCCGGCTGCGCCTCCCCGCCCGTCTTCTCCGCACCCTCTGCGGGCTCTGCGAGCGGCTTTCCCCCCGTCAGGCTCTTGCCACCCCCCCGGTGCTCGATCTTGGGCGGCTCAACCGTCTTACTCGGCTTAAACCCCGGGCCTTTCTGCTCCTCCCCCGGCGCCGACTCAATTACCTCGCCCCCCGACCGGGGCGGCTGCCCGTCCAGGATTTCGTCGATCAGGGTCTTTGTCTGCTTCCTTTGCCAGTTCGGGATGTCCCGATGCTTGGCAATCTGGCGGAGCGTGACGTTCCCCACCCCCTTCAGCTCCTCGCGGGAAAAGTCCGTGCGGTTGAGCAGGGCGTCCCGGGACGCATCCTTCCGGATGTTTTCTTCCAAGTGGGCCACGGCCCGCGCTTCCGTGCTCCCGATGCCGTCCAATCGCGGTCTGCCTTCGGCCTTCTCAGATTCAGGCAGGGCCCCGTAATCCTCCCGGCTCGCGAACCAGTAAGAGGGCTCCCTGTCTTCGTAGCTCCACACGATCCCGGTATAATAGTCCCCCCGTTTCTTGTAATTGGTGATCTTCCGGTCGTTCCAGGGGTCCTTGATTTCCTTTCCGCCCCGTTTCAAATCCGCTTCGGGGACGGGATTGTACCGGGGGTCGTCCAGGTCCGTCCGATCAAGGTCTTCTTGTAAGCGCTCAAGGGTCTCTTGGAGCTTTTTGGGATCCCCGCGCTTATACCCCTTGTCGACGGCCTCCTGTTGATTCCTGAGCCGGTCGACGGTTCCGCGGATGGCCTCTACTTTCTTTAACGCTTCCACATACGCCGGTGCCCGGGTGTCCGTCGGCTTGCCCTGCACCTCCAATTCATGCAACCGGCGTTCGGCCTCCCCGACAATCTCCCGGTACTTCGCCTGCATCCCCGGCGGCATGGAAGAAGGCAACGGGGCCTCTTCTTCTTTTTCCTCCTGATCGGTGGAAACCTCTGCCGGCGTCGGTTTTTTTTCTGAGCCCCCTTTGGGCTCTGCGGCGGGCTCTTTCTTCTCCTCTGCCGGCCCCAGCACCTCGATGGGCCCGTCCTTGGGCACGATCACCGTCATCCCGCCGTCGGATCGGACAGCCCATTTCTTGCCCCGGTCCTCGATGATTTCGCCCTCAACGCTTCCGCTTCTAATCCGGGCGCCCACCTCCACAAAAAGTGAAGGCTTAGGTATGCCTTCATCCGAGATCGTCGATTCTCGTGGCTCCTGCGAAGCCGGCTCCGAAACCCCTTGCCCGGCGGGGCTCTCCGGCGCCTCTTCCTCTTCCTCTGCAAATTCCGCGAGCGACGGCCTTCTCTCTGTGCGCTCCGCGGGGGCCGTGAGGGCCGGTCTTTCCTCCGCAGGCACTTCTTTGCCCTCTGCACCCTCATAAACCGGTCCGGGCTGCACCTCCGATTCGATCTCGGCCAAAAGCCCGGCAGCCTTTTCCTTGACTTCCTTTTGGTGCTCGACCTTGCGGCGTTCTTCTTCCGCCCGGGCCCGGGGACCGGCCTGAACCGTCTCGGCGACCTGATCGGGGGCGGCTCCGAGCGGTTGTTCCTGCTCCGTTTTCTTCTTTTTCTTCGTGTCCTCCTCGTCTTTTCGGGCCGCATCCCTTTCCCCCCGGATCACGGCTCCGGCTCCGCCGCCCAACATCAACCCGGCGATGCCGCTCTCCAGGGCCCGGCCCAGGGCTTCCCGCGTGGTGATATCCGGCTCGTGCCCGGCCTGGGCCACAAGCATATTGACCGCCTCCTGGGCCGTCTCGGTCGTGCCCTCGAAAAGGGCCGTGCGCACGATCCGGGTAAGGGCCTTCTTTCCGACCCCGCCGAAGAGCGCTTCCAGGAAGGGCGCCGTCTCCAGCATGGCGTTGGCCGTCCCCACCGTGAGCCCTTCCAGGGTGGCGATCCGTTCGGCCAGGTCCGGGTCGTACCCCTCCCGGAGCATCTCCTCCTTGGCGTCGTTATAGGCCGCGCCCGACTCGACCGTGGCCGCGCCGGTCCAGCCCCCGGCCGTGGCCGCGCCCTTGATGATCTTTCGGCCCTTGCTCAAAATCTTGGCGGCCCGGGCCCCGCGGATCCCCAGGGCCGCAAATTTCCCGGCCTGCACCCCTTTGAGCCCGGCCTGGGCCGCCTTCATCGCGGTTGCGCCCGGGAGCATCATCGCCGCCATTGTGGGCAGGTTTTCCCCGGCCATCCGCACCCACCACCGCCAGTCCTTCAAGCGTTCGGGGTGCTCCAGCACGGTGTCTTGCTGCAAATGCTCGGGCCGCCGGAGCGACGGCGACTTCTCCACCTCCCCGTAATAGTCCACCATGCGTTCGCCGGCTTCCAGCCCGGCCATTTCCAGGGCTCCGCCGATGCTCTTGGCCGTCTGAATGATGCCCATCCCCAGGGCACTGGCGGCTTCTCCAAAAAAACCCCGGGGTTGGGCCGGGGCCGGTTGCGCTGTTCGCTCTGCCGGTGCCGTTTCCCCGGTCACCCAGTCGTCAAGCTCTGCAATGCTTTTAATCGCCATCGATCACTCTTTCACGCGGTCCGCAGGCTACCAGCGGCCCTGCAACGCATCCTGCTGCGCATTGGGTAGGATAATCAATTCGCTCAAAGTCCGGCCTTGCGGCCCCGGACGGCCGACCTCCGCCGCCGCGGCCGAAACGGGTCGTTGCGGCGCTTGGGGTTGAGCCGGAAGCGGGCTCGTTAAATCAAGCAAAGACCGGCCCCGTTTCGTCTCCATGATCCCGGGCACTGAATCCGGCGGGCCGGTCGGTGAGCCCACGGTCGGAGCCCCCGGGCTCGACGGAACCCCCAAGGCGCCGGCAACCGTGGCTGCCGCATTGTCCAATGCCGATGAAACGGCTTGTCCCATGCCCACGATGCCTCCGGGAATTCCGATATTGCCGATCCCCAAGGCGCTGTTCATCGTCCCTGTGATGTCTCCTTGGGCCGCATTAATGCCCGTATTGACCGCGGCCCCGAACGGGCCTAGCACGGCCTGGGCCACATCTCCCAAAACGCCCACAATCGTCCCGCCCAGGGTCGGCCCCGTCGATGCCGTCGCGGGGGGCGATGCCGCAGCCAGGGTCCCGGCGTTTTCCGTCGCGCTGATCGGCACACTGCCGGCCTGGACCGAACCCGGCCCTGGACCGACGGCGGCACCGGCTAAACCGGCGGCCCCGGCATCGCCCGGACCCACGGACGCGGCCCCGGCCCCGATGCCCGTATCGTCTCCCGGGCCCGGGCCGCCGGCATCTCCCGCGCCCGGGCCGCCGATGCCGCCGATGCCGCCCGGGGGGCCTGCTCCTGCATCGCCGTCACCCGGCCCGCCGAGACAAGCCAAGCTGCGGCTGCCGCCCGCAAGCGTTTGGGCGCTTGCGGCATTTGCAGCGGCCAGGGCCGCATTTTGCACGCCGAGCCCCGTCGGCCCGGCTTTTGGGGTCAATTCCATTATTTCCCGCTCCTTTTCTTTTGGTCGTCTTTGCTCTTTCGATAAAAACCCGCTTCCTGCAACGCCCGGACCGATGCGCTGCCGTGGCCCTTGGGGGCCGCTTTTCGGGCCAAATCGGAAAGCGATAGAGGCTGTGCGAAATCCCCGCCGACACCGCGGCGTGCGCCCGCCGTCTCATAACCTTCGGCCGCGGCCCTAGCCGTCTGCGAAATCCCGCCCCCCGCGGGCGCACCTCCGGGCTTCCGGCCCGGGGTGGTGTTCTTTGACGTCCTGAGCGTGCGCTCCAAAGCGGCAATGGCCTTATCGACTTGGCCCGACCGGAGCAGTTCCTTGACCGTCCGGGCGTTATCGTGCAAGCCGCCTTCGGCTCCGGCAAGCCCCCAATTTTCGCCGAACCGGCGTTCGGCTTCGTTCAGGAGCTCGACAACCTCTCTTTTCTTTGCAGCGGGGACGTCTTTTTTAAAATCGAATCCCTCCGGGGCCCTTGGCTTCCCTCCCGACGCATCCGGGCCTTGCGGGGATGTCAACCCCGACAAGTTGGCCCTCACGTCTTGGAGCATGGCGAGCGCGTCCCGGACGGCCTCTTTTTCGTATGCCTTGAAATCGCCGCCGTATTGAGCCCGCTCCGCATCGGTGAGGGCGAGGTCCCATTGCTCCCGGGCCCAGGTTCTAATGTCGTTGATGTCGGAAGCGCTCAAGCGTGTCTTGCCCGCTTCGACCCAATCCATCACCTTCTTGAGGCGCCGGAAGGAAGGAAGCATTTCGTCGTACTGTTTTTGCAGCGCGGCACGGTCCTCAGCCGATAGGTCCTGGGCTTTCATCTGTTCTGCCAGGGCATTGAGAACATCCGCCCGCTCGATCAACGCGGTGCCGAGAAACAACGCCGGGTTCTTTGCGATATAATTTCGGATCCGGTCCACATCGGTCCGGGTCGGCATGGCTCCTTCGGGAAACAACCCGATGAACTGCTCCCGCATGGTCGGCGTCAAGCCCAAGGTTTCGGCCCACTCATCGGGGCTCTTTTGCTCCTTGGCATAATCGAGTTTTTCCTGGTCCAGGGCCAAACGACCGGCCGCGGTCTTTGCCTGGGCCGCTTCATGCTTTTCCAGCGCTTTATGACGGCGAACCGTTTCGGCGAGCCTATCCCTTCCCTGGGCCACGCGCTCCGACTCCAACCCGATTCGGGCTTCAAGCCCCCGGGTCTCCATCCCGGCTCGTGCCAAATCCGCGGCAGCCTTTCTTTCTTCAAGCACCGCCTGCCTGTCCGCCAACCGGGTCTGCGCATCCAATTCGGCCAGGGCGAGCTGGTGGCGGCTTTGGTCCACCTTGTTCTTTAAGTAATCGCTCATGATGTCCCGAAGGGTTTGCCGTGCCCCCTGCACCGCATGGGCAACCGGCGCATAACTCGTCGTCATGATTAGAGTCCTTTCTTTCGCTTATCCCCCGAATATGCCGCCGCCGACTCCCAAAATGCCCCCGATCACGGCCCCGATGGGACCGCCTTGGGCCAACCCGGTCAACGCGCCGACGACCCCGCCGGCAACGGCGCCTTTGGTCCGACTCTCGGTGAGCCTGCCCACCCCGTATCCGACCCCGGCGCCGACCATGGCAGGGGCAACCGTTCGGACCGTCTGAGACCAGGGCGTTGTCCCCGCACGGGCGGTGGACGCAAGAGACACGGGGGCACTCTCTACGCCGCCGGCTCCCTCGGTCCCCGGGGTTGCGGCGGCCAACGTCGTCGCGTTCTCTGTCGCGCTGATCGGAACGCCTGCCGCGGTGTCGGCCGAGCCCGTTCCCGCGGTCACGGCGGCAAGGGACGGGGCCGCCTTCGCGCCCAGGTAAAGCGCTTGGACCCCGAGCGAGGCCATATTGATCCGGTCGGCCTTCTCTTGCTGTTTCGCGGCTTGGTCGGCCAAGCCTTGCTTCAACGCCATTTCCTGCTCGAATTGGCGTTTTTCTTCGGCAAGCCGGTCTTCTTCGTATTGTTCCTCGGTGCGCCGGGCCGCGGCCTGCATGGCCGAAGGCACCTGCGGATAGATCACATCGGCGATGGATGTCCGCCGGCTTTTCCCGGTCAATGCGCTGTATTGGGGGTTTGCAATGTCGGCAAGCGATAGATTCACTTGGTCCCTCCTCGTCTTCTTGCGATCCTACTCCGGCCCGGAGGGGAGCGCGGTTTCGTACATTTCCCGCATCCGGTCTAAAAACGGGGTCACCCGGCCCAAAGCCTGCATGCGAGCCTCGGAGAGCTCCCGGATCATGCGGCTTTGGCGGGCCTGCATTTCGGTGAGTTTCTTCGTCTCCCGGGCTCGGACAATGCTGTTCAAGCCTTCGGCAGCCAAGCTCCCCAAGCTGATCCGCCGGGCCGTGCGGTTCAAATCCGCCTGCCTGTCCGCTTGCCCGCGGGCGAATTGAAGCGACACATCCGCTTGCCGGCCGCTCTCCTCCAATCGTTTCTGTTGCGCCTCGGTCCGGCTTTCTCTTGCCGCCGCGGTTTCGTCTGCGGCCGCTTTCCTGGCCAGGTATTGCAAGGTCAGGGGCCGGGCCGACGGCGTGGCCGCGATTTCCTTGGGCACACGGGCAAGGCGCCGCAAGCCCTGCTCATAATAGTAATCCACCGGAAGCGGCAAACTTGCCAAGTCCATCTTAGGTATCCTCCCTCACGACTTGATATTCGTACCCCCAGCCGAGAAGCGCCACGCCGGTCTCTTCCTCTTCAGTCTCCACCTGCATCTCGAACTGATGGCTCCACCCGACGTAGTTCATGGCCTGGGTGTCTTTCACAAACCGGTTGCTTCCGTCCGCGGAAACGCTCGTCAAGCCGTCCGCGGACGACCCTCCGTCCGCGTAATGATCGATGCTCACCGCGGTGCTTTCGGAAACCGCGTCCAACAGGAGCTTGACCCTGCGGATGCGCGTCTTATCCCAAATGTCTCCGGTCGGCACATGGTCCCCGGTCTTGACCTTCGCCGTGATCGCGCTGCCGTCCCAACTCGTGCCGGTCTCCAACTGCCGCATATACCCGTTTGCGAACACCGCATACACCAATTGCCGGCCGTACTCATCCACGGTGCGGAACCCGGCCCGGGGGTACGGTGTGTCTCCGGCGGGAACCTTCTCGAACCATTTTTTCCGATGCAGATCAAAGCAAATCCACCGGTCCGGAACCGTGCTCGATCCCGTGGGCAGCAAAAGATTGTATTCCTGCCGCCTCGGGTCCACCCATCCGGCCGCCTCTTCCACCGCGTCCCAGTTGATGCAAGCCGCATGGGCCGGGTCGAAAAAGTGGCTGATCCGCTCTTTGTGAATGGAAATCACGCCCGCATCGCAGATCACCGGGCCTTGATAACTGAGCCAGCACGCCACATGCCGTACCGCATCCGCGGCCATGCCGTACCCCATCTCCGCGGTATCCATCGTCTTGGGGGCCGGGCAGCCCACGCGCCCGCTGAGCTGATAGATGCGCCAGGTGTCGGCATCGTAGCCGTTTAGGAGCCAGGTCTCGTTTTTTTTGCAGAAAATAGCCGTGTTATAGATGTTCGACCCGAACCGGTTATACACCTGACACGCACACGTGAGTTCTCCGCCGGAACCGAAATAGAGCGATCCGTTCCCGTCGCTCGAATCTTCCCCGTTCCACACGCTCACCGCGTCGGTCATGCCGTAATCTGCCCGGTGGCCTTCGCCGCCGGCCGCATACCCGCACAGCATGGGACGGTTGGCGAACGTGAAGGGAAACACATAGCCTTTCGGCGATTTCTTAGGAGCCGTGATCCCGCGCACCCGGTCGATGTACACATCCGACGACAACGTGGCCGTTACCATGATCCGGTATGCCCAAAGCGGGACCCCGTCCACGACCTTCTGCGCCTCTTCGACAAAATCAGGCGGGGTCCATTGCAGCACCCCGGAGCTTTTCAAGCACACGGCCGTGCCCGCGCTCGTAAAATCATACACATTTCGGCACGCGGCATAACTCGACCCGGTCCAGTAATACACCGCGATGTCCGCGGAGTTGGTGTTCACCTTCCCGCTCGTCCGGGTCCACATCGTCAACTCTATGGCGGTCATGCGTTCGGTGAAATAGCATTCGATGTATTCCGACGACGTCAACCCCCCGACATTCGGCGCATAATTGGCCGGATCGCTGATGCCGCTCGGGGTCTCTTCGGCCACAAGCAAGGTGGACTCGGTCCACGTCGAAGAGTGGTACACCTTCATCAACGCACACGCGCGGTACACCCCGTCCCACAAATCTTGTACATCCGAGGGCGGCATCTCGCAGGTGATCCGCTTGAGGTCCGCCTGGCCCCCGCTTAGGACCAACGCATACCAATGCAGATACCGGCCCGCGATGTACACGGGCACGGTATCCGCGGCTTCAAACGCCGACGCACTCAGGGCGACTTCGCCGTCCGCGTCGAACCCGGAGGTATTGTCCGTAAAATCGGCTATGTCGGCCCAAGAAGCCCCGTTATGGGCCTTGCCGTCCAGGGTGGCGCCGGTTTCGGAATTCGCCGAAGCCGTCTCGATGTGAAACGCACTCGCGGGCCGTTCGGTCCCCAATACCAGCACATTGTCCGCGGTCCGATACGCCGAGGCGGACGGAGAAAAATTCGCGGTCCACGCGGCCGCGCCTTTGAGGATGCGGAATTCATCCACCCAACAGGCTTCATTGTGATAGCTTAAGATTCTCAGCGTAGTGGTTGCGTTCGGCATGACGCCCGTATTTTCGGCCGTATCAGTGCCCAGCGCCGTGCCGTCCACGCAAAGGGCCAGCAGGTCCGTGTCTCCTCCCCATCCGCGCACGACCGCGATATGATACCAACGGTCCGCATCGAAAGAAAAAGTGCTAAAAAGTTGGAATATCTGACTTCCACTGTTTTGCGCGGTAAAGTAAAGGGCACCGGTTCCATAATTCCATCCCAATTCCCAATCCGTTGATCCTGTCCCTTGGTAAATCATAGTTATACTGGTTGCGCTCGGGGCCGTCTCGAACCGGATCCAAAAATCGATGGTGAAACACCCTGAGCCGAAGTCCCAATCGTCGCTGTCCGCAAAAGTGATGTAATCCCCAACTGCCGGAAACTTGATGGACGACACGCCGAACTTGGCTTGATCCGTGTCGAGTTGGGCCGAGTTGACGACGGTCGCGTTGCCGTGGCCCCCGCCCGAAGAACTATCCGGAATGGTCGTGCTTCCGTCGGTGCCGTCGCCGTGGAGCAGCAACACGCAATCCGAATTGTTTCCGCCGCCCACGCGCACCACCTGGTCCGCATCATCCAAAGTGTTGTTGGCCTGGGCCGTAAAATCCGTCATATTATCGAAGCTGACCCCCGTGGGCGTGGAGTCCACGGTAAACGCGCATGCGACGGGGGCCTTCTCCCCGGCCCAAACCTTGACGTCCCGGCCGTTGGCATACGCCAGGGTGTTGCGGGGCCAAAGCGCAAAACGACCCAAGCCCCCGTTTTCCGATTCGGTCAACAAAGTCTCTCCGGAACGGTCCTCGAATTGGCCCTGATCGCCGATTGCGGTCTCGTTCACGAACAAGCGGTTCAAGCCGCTTTTCAAATCCTCGGCTTGCACCACGCAATAGCTTTCCTCTGCCGGCGTGTCTTTCCTGTAGTAAAACCCGGCCGGCAAATCCTCCGCGATTACAAAGAGATAAGACGGCGCATTCCCTGACCATTCCCGGTTCGCGGTCCCGTCGTTGTAGGCGCATGCCAAAAACAAATACCGGTGCGACGTCAAAGCCGCGTCCAGGTCCATGCTCGCGGATTGCACCAACGAATCCAAATCTCCGGCCGCATCCATCGACCAGGTTTCCACGGTCAACCGGCCGTTCGAGGCCCCGTCCGCATCGTGTATCAGCCGCACCCAGTAAGATGTGCTTGCGGTCAAGCCGGAAGCCGCTTCCGCATCCCGGGTCGTGCCGGTCACGTTTTCCTGAATCCGCAAATCCCATGTGGTTCCCGTGGCGTGATACAGGCTGTAAATCCCGAGACCGGTTTGCAGCGCATCCAGCAAATCCTTATGTTCTTCGGTCCCCAAGCCCCACACAAAACACCGGCTGTCGTCGCTTGTCCCCGAAGCGGTCACCAACAATTGATGCTCCCAATCTCCGGCGAAATTCGCACCGTAATCGCACGACACCGCGGCCGCGGCATCCTGGCTCACGCTGGTCGCTTCGATTCCGTTTTCGCCCACACTGAAACAGCTTGAGGGGTCCGTTTCGCTGAATTCGGTCTGAATGTTGTTCTGCAACACCATCAAGGGACGGGTGTTCACCTTGCGGTAGCCTTGCACCCCTTCGATCCCGCGGGAATTGTAGCGGTAATTTTCCAGGGTCTCATAGTTTTCCTCCCCGATCTTCAACGGGTCCGCATCCGGGATCCATTCGCCGATGAAAAAAAACTGCTTCCGCAGCGTCTCCTCGTCCCGGGCCGGGCGGATCTCCTGAGACGGCAACGCCGGTGCGGCGCTCAATATCTCGGTGTCCGGCCCGGCGGGCGTGGACGTAGGCGGTGCAGGCCGTCGGACCGGCTCGATCCGTTCCGTGTCCGGGCTCTGCGGCACATCCGTGGGGGGCCGGCCGGTCCCGGCCGGGGTCATTGTCTCCCGGTCCGGGGCCACAGGCAGATCGGCGGCGGGGGAAAGCCTGCGGCCCGGCTCGATCCTGGAATCGTCCCGGGCCGGTTGAATATTCGTTTGATAAATAGGAACTCTATGGGAATAGACGGTAAAGGCATCGCCCGCAGGCGTCAGGTCTACCAAAGGGGGGAATCGTCTGCCCGGCTCCACCGTGAACGCATCCCCTGCCGTGGGCGTCTCCACGGCAGGGGAGGGCCGCATGCCCGGCTCCACCGTGAACGCATCTCCGGCCGTAGGCGTCTCCACGGCAGGGGAGGGCCGCATGCCCGGCTCCACCGTGAACGCATCTCCGGCCGTAGGCGTCTCCACGGCAGGGGAGGGCCGCATGCCCGGCTCCACCGTGAACTCATCTCCGGCCGTGGGCGTCTCCACGGCAGGGGAGGGCCGCATGCCCGGCTCCACCGTGAACGCATCTCCGGCCGTGGGCGTCTCCGACCTCGGTGCGGTTGGGGCTTTGATTTCGATTCGTTCCCGGTCCGGGGTAGGCTCTACGCCGATTGGAACCTCCGGCTCCCGCACCGCCTGAACGACCGGTTTCTCTTTGTCATCGAGTTTCCGGGTCACCCTGCTTCTCCTCTACCGCGGTCCGTCCTTTGCCCCTGCCGCTGCGGGCGGAACAAAAGGACGGGGGGGTAAAACGTTTTATTGAGCCTGCACGGTCCGGTCCGGGACCTTCATCATGTCCTTGCTGTCGCGGCCGCGCTCATGGAGATTCTGGCGATGGAACGCCACGGAATTGAGATACATCTGTTGGAGTTGTGCGGCCTGCGCGAATTTCCCTTCCTTGATCTTGCCCCGGCTCGCCGCATAAAGAGGCAAATCGAGTTGAAACTCATCCGGAATCTCGGTCACATCGTCCGTCTCTTCGCTGAAATACAAGTCCGCGGACGTGCCGTTGCAATCCGAATCCGGGACCGGCCAAAACCCGATGGAACCGCCCCAGTCGTACCAATACGCAGGGGTGCCGCTTGCGGTGCCGGTGATATGGGCGATCATCCGGGGGTCGATCTTCATCAACCCCTTTTCGTCGTAAATCACGGCATGGATTTTAATCGCATCAACCGCGTCCGTGCCGGTCAAAGAATATTCTTGGGTGTCCGTCGTAAGCCCCACCTCGGCGGACCCTTCCACGCAAAGCGCGACCCGGGAGACATCGATTGCAGCCTGCTGCAACCATCGCTCGATCTCCGTATCGTCAAAAAACTCTTGTGCCGGCTCATTCAACAACGACCGGGTCTCCGATTTTAAAGTTGCAAGCGTCATGCTCATTTTTTAAACCCTCCCTTTTTTCGTTTTTTCCCGCTGTTGCCCCGGCCCTACCGGCCGAATTTTCCGCGACGGCGATGGCGCAAAATATGCAAAGCCTCCTCTTGCTTCACCCGGCGGATCTCATCTTGGAACATCCCGCCGACAGCCCCGGCCAGCTTCATCCCGTTGATGTCCGCTCCGGGCATCCGCAACAGTTGGGCCGCGCCCCAACAAATCGCCTGACAGGTCCGGGAAGGAAACCGCCAAAACCCATAATCCGTGTACACCAAATTCGGCACCGACACATACTCCACCGTCATCGTATGCCCGGCGGTCGCCGAAGGCGCATCCAAATAAATCTGTTTTTCCGCGGCCGGTTGAATAATGTAAGCGTCTCCGTCTGAAAAGCCCGTTCGAGCGTCTCCGTTGTCGTTAAACAACGCACACCGACACTCGGTCTCGCCCGTGACCGACAGCACGAATCCGCTCGCCCCCCGGGTCGTGTTGTGCACCACATCCCTGGCATGCACCCGGTTGGTGGTTGAAAACAGCATGTCCTCGTCGATCAACGCGCTTTCCCCCTTGTCGTCCACCGCGCCGTCTTCCGAGACCTCTCCCTCGATCAACGATTCTTTTTCGGGCTTGTCCCGCAGGGCGAACCGGGCCGGAGTCTCCCGCGAATCGGTCAGGTTGGTTTTATAAAGCCGCTCGTAAGGCGCCAGGATGGGCCATGAATACACGCTGCCGTCGTTGTATTTGATAAAATACCGGCCGAGATTGTTCTTTAAATACAGCCGGATAAAATCGGGGGGAAGGTCGTAAGCCTGTTGGTCTTCCACGGTGGTCAATTCCGTGCTGGCATGCAAAATGCCCGTGGCCCGGGCAAAGTGGTTTGCGGCGATGTCCAGATAATCGAAAATCTGCCGCTCCCCGTAAAACAGCGCATCCGGGGTGTGTTCATCCAAGGCGTCCAGCACCAACCGTTTTAGGAATTTTCCGAACATTTAAACCCGCTCCTCGCGCATCACCAACCGCCGCCGGCCGGACGCAAATCCCTGGGGCCCGCAAACCGCCCGCACCGGGGACACCGGTCCGGGTCGCGGTACATCTGATCGTCCCCCATCCAAACGGCCCCGCAGGCCCGGCAGACGTACACGGGGAAATCGACGATGGGCGATCCGACATAATCGGTGCAGGTCAACGTCAATTGCAACGTATGTCCGGCGTACAAGGTGAACGGCGCATCAAAGGCAAAACACCCGACATAGGGTTTCGAAGGCAAGCTCACATCGAAAATCATGACGCCGTAAATCGGCCCGATGTCGCCGCCTTGCGGCGTCACATGCAACGTATCCCAAGTGATCTCTTTTTGATTTTGGTCCGGGTCTTCGCTCACCGTCACGCCGGACAGGGTGAGGCTCGCGCCGACATAGGACCCGACCGACAACTCCCAGGTCGCAAAATCCGTGCGACGCCACGCGGCCTGCTGCACCACGCAGGAAAAAGAGCCTCCGCCTCCGCTTCCGCCTCCCATGAGCCCGACCTCGAACGTGTCGTTCTCCCAATCCGGCATATGTCCCGGATACCGGCCCGGAATCCCTGCGGTCTGACTCATTTCGATTATTGTGTCCGCATAGATCAGGTCCCCGTCGCCGCCGCTCAGGGTAACGGCCAGGGTGAGGGGGGAAAGGTTCGTCGTCAGCCTGCCGGTGCCGCCTTCGGCCCCAAACGTCAAATCCATGTCCGGAAGCGACGTAAACTCCAGCTCGAAAAGCCGGAGGTTCAAAATGCACGGCATCAAACCTTCCAAATACAATACCCCGATATCGTCCTTGCCCGGCACATCCTGGGTCCAGCCGGCGCAAACCAACTGAGCGCCGGATGCGGAATTCGACCACAACCCCGAAATATAAGGCCCGGAGCGGGGGGTCGGACTAAAGTTGACGTCGCTCAGATTCAGAAGCGTTGATTGGCCCGTTAGATTGTGCGTCACCTCCATGTACAACGCCCGGAACCCGGCGCTCCATCCACCGGTCGGAACCAGGGCAATCGTCCCCGGGTTCTCCGCGACATTATGAATCCAACTTGCGCCGTTCCATACGGCCCAAGGGCCGCCGCTTTCGTAAGGGGTCCAGTATGTTGGTGAAAGCCGGGTGACCCATCCCATCGTCCGCTACCCGATATTGAATTGAAATCCGGACATCAACCACGTATCCCCGCTCGGCACCGTCACGTCCGCGTCGAACGCATAGCAGCCAACAATCGTATCGTCCGCGGTCTCGTCGATCACCACGGCCGCCGCAGCCGGGCCGATGGAGCCGCCGGAAGCGTCCCACTGCGCATTTCCGAACAAAGCCTCGGCCCGGTCGTTTGCGTCCGATTCGGTCAGGGAGTCGAAAACAATGGCTTTGTCCTTTTGCGTATAGCCGTTTCCCGCGGCCAGCTCATCGGAGCTCACATCCGCATAGGCGTGATGTGCATCCTTGTCGAATGTAAACCCCGATTGCATCAGGATGACGGTAAAGGTGTCGTTTTCAAAATCCACCGCGCCCTGGGCCAGCTTATACTTGATCCGGTTGGAGGCCGTCGCCGTTGCCATCTAAAACGTCTCCTTGTCCTTCGGCTCGGGGGCCGTCGCTTCCGGGGTCGGCTCGGGGTCCATCCGCTTGTAATAAAACGGCCCGAGTTGGATGGAAAACGCATGTCCCCACCACTCCGGCCGGTGATCGAACCAATGCGTCCAGGTGTGCGGTTCTCCGTAGGCAGAGGCCTTTCGGTTGTTGACCGGACGGCGGATGTATTGACACGCATCCAAGTCCGCCTCATTTTGCAGGATCAAGTCCGTGCCCGCGACTTCCGCGGCTTGGATTTCACGCTGCGTTTTCTCCTCATAAAACCGCTTGCTCAAGGCTTCGCCCTTGGCCTCCCACCAGCGTAGGGCTGCGTTGCGCTGGGCCTCGTTTGCAATCAACTCAAACTCCCGCTTGTCCCGCATGGGAGACCCGTCCTTGTAGCCGTAAACGCCGTCGGCGTGAAGAAAAAGCTGCTGCCCCGACGAATTGCTCCAACTCCGGATCACCTGCACGTCGCGCAAAAACGGTTTGCCGTCCGGGCCTGCGGTTTTCACTTGCAATGTCTGCATGCGTCTCTCCGAATGTTTGGTTGCGGGAGGGGCCGGGAATCGACCGACCAGGGAAAGGGACGGACTTTTTTTTCGACCCCCGGAAAGCCCCTCCGCACTTGAATTTTCAATCGACGCCTTTTTTGTAAAGCGCCTTCCTCTTGCTTCCGGGGGCTAATCCCCGACCAAAAACAGCTTCAACGTCGCAGAAGCCGGGGCCACCGTACTGGGCAGCTCGATCAATGCTCCCACATCATAGGTCGTATCCGGGGTCGCGCCTGCCAACTTGAGATCGCCTTCCGAGCCGGCGCTGTCTTCCACCTTTGCCGCGGTTGCCCCGGCCTCGATGGTGACGCCGGTCGTCGATCCCGAGACCAACCCCTGGGTAAAAATTTTAATCTTGTGGTTTGTCTGGTCGTACTTGTAGACAAACCCCACGGCGCTTTCCTGCACGGCCCCGAACGCGATCTCGTTCAGGAACCCGAAATTCTCCTTCGCAGGCAACGGCACCCCGCCCGTGGGATACGTCAAACTCCCGTCCCCGAATTGCACCTGGGCGATGGTCATGTTTTTAAGCAACGCCCCGTGGCCCACGTCCTTGTCCCGGTCGTTGATGGTCACGGTCACGTCCGACGATGCTAACGCAGTCATAAGACTCTCTCCTTGCTGAAAAGGAGCCGGCGGTCCCCGGGCTAAGCGGCGCCGGCGGCTCGGTTATTCGGTCTCTTGGGCGTTGGTCCAATTCGCCATCGTCTCAGGCACCTGGCGCACCAGCAAAAACGGCCACGCCATCCCGGTCGTGCACGAATCCGTGGTAATCAACTGCGCCACCACTTCATGCCCGGGCTGCAACACCGTCATCGCGCCTGCGTCGTCGTACACGAACGCGCCCGCCTCGCTGGCCCCGCTGGTGCCCAGGATGATGTCCCCGAGGGTTCCGTCGGTCCGGCTGGTGTCGCTGCCCGCGGTGGGCCGCTTGTCGAATTTAACGCGGATGTCCGCGTCGCTCGTCCCTTCCTTGATTAACAGCGCCGTACCGGCCACCTCACATTTGAAGGGGATCTCGAAAATCCCCAAGTCCCCGGTCGCATGGCCCGGGAAATCGATGGCCATCTTCGTATCGTCCACGGTCACGCCCGTCTCCAGGTATCGGAAAGGCAGGCTGACCAATTCTGCGCTCCTAAGCATTTCTCATCCTCCTCTACTTGGACGGGGATCAGGATATCCCCGTCCGGGTTTTTCCGTACAGGCCCGGGGCAACAGCCCTACTGAGAAGTGATCCGCACGATCCGCGCTTCGCGGTCGTTTGCAGTAGGAAACTTCACCCCGTACCCGACCAGCCCGTACCAGGCAACCGCGTGCCGCCGCCCGAAATCGGCCGCATAGTTGGGCTGGGCCCGCAGGTGCGGAAACTCGGTCTCGATCCTGCCCACGGCGTCGTTGCCGAAGATCACGGCCTCGCCGAGCACATTGCCCGTGCCCACGGAATTGGAAAGCGCGCTTTCGTGGTTGACTTCAATGAAACGCACGCTCTCCACCTGTCCGATTTCCCCGCGGTACAGCAAATCGCCCTTGCGCAGATACATATTCCACGACTCGATCACGCGGTCGTTGCGCAGCCCGCGCAAGGCCTTGGTGGTAAACAGCCCGATGAAATGCTCGCCCGTGAAAAACGGCACGTGCAGATCGTTGATCATGTAGTCCCGGATCGTGGAAATATGGTGCTTGCTCACATTGTTCGTAGCCGCAGACGACGCGGTGCCGTCCGTGTCCCACGTCCCGCCGGTCATGGAGGTGGGAATAAAAATCACCTTGGCGTCCGTGCCCGTAAAGGCATCGGCCGCGGCCTT